TGGGCTGTACAGAGATCGAGTTCGTAAGCGGGCACATCTCGAAACCCGTCCCCGTACAGCCTCACCAACATCGTCCTGTCTTCAACGACAGGAACGACTGTTGTCACGCGCACCTTCAACAGTTTTTGGTTGGGCTTAATCATGCGCGAACACAGATTTTACTCGCGCGAAGAATACGGGATGACCCGCCGCCAGCGAGATTTGCTGACGTTCATCACGCAATACTTTTTTGAACACGGCTACGCGCCTTCGTTTCAGGAAATGGCCGACAACGTAGGGCTTCGTTCCAAGAGCGGCATCCACAGGCTTGTCCACGCCCTGCATGAGCGCGGCAAAATCCGGTTCCTTCCAAACCGCGTCCGTACAATCGAACCCGTCTTCGACCAAGTTCTCCAGCTTCGCTTGCCGGTCGAAATTGATGTGATGCTTCGCGAGCGCGCGAAAGAGCATGGCGAAGATTTGCAAACCGCTGTGGTCCGCGTTCTTCGCAACAGCTTCTATCCGAATACGAGTGGTGTTTGACATGCGCGAGACGGTAGCAATCGCGGTGGGGAAGTCTAATTTGTGTGGTGCAAGGGCTTGCACCATTTCGCGCAAGGGCTTGCACACGAATAGCAACGTCATGCGCTTAGCGCAGACCTTGTGGCCAACGAAAACAGCCGAAGAATTGGCAGCAAGAACAAGCACTTCCGTTCGCATGGCGAGGTATTGGCTTGCTCGCAGATACGAACTTTCGGCGGATGACTTGACGGCGCTTTTACGAAGCGAAGAAGGCTTCCGAATCCTCGAAACAATCATGGGTGATGCGCGCCCGATCTGGTGGCGGCGCTTCAAGCGCAAGACAAAGCGCGAGCATCTTCGAGAGCAGATCAAGCAGTTGCAGTTCGAGTTGGGCCAAGTTGATGCGGCGGACTGAAGGTGGTGTGGGTTCGGAAACGGCTCGCAGACTATTGCGATTGGCTTGCGTGTAAGCATTTGCGCCGAGCGCGGTTCTGGACGCGCGTTTCAGACTGGTTTGAAGGCGAGTGAGTTTTTTCCAACGGCCAACATAGGAGGATTCCCAATGGCCATTAAGTCGAGCAGCACTGTAATCGAACTACCGCGTCCGAATATTCAGACGCTCCAAGTGACATTGATCGGTGACGCGCCCTTGATCGTTCATAAGTGGAGCGAAAAAGCAAAGAAGCAAATGCGCGATAAGCAGATGGGCAAGGCGAGCGCTGGCAAAGAAAAGAAAGACCCGGAGCAGGATTTCCGGGACAGCCTGCACATCACGCCCGAAGGTAAGTACGGCTTCCCGGTTATCGGCATTAAGGCCGCTGCCGTGACGGCTTGCACTTCCATCGGTGCGATCACGAAGGTTGCCGCGCGTCAGGCTTTCCATATTGACGGTGAATATGCCGTGATCGAAGGCAGCGAGCCGACGATGCGCGAGGACATGGTGCGCGTCGGCATGGGCACGGCGGACATTCGGTATCGCGGCCAATATTGGCCGTGGCGAACGACCGTTGAAATCCGCCACAACGCCAACCTTCTTAGCGCTGAGCAAATCTTGAACTTGCTGAATACGGCAGGTTTCGCGGTTGGCATTGGGGAGTGGCGACCGGAACGCGATGGCCAGTACGGCCTCTTTCACGTTGCCAGTGCGGAAGAACTGCAGGCGCTCATGAAGGATGCAGCATGACGCACACGATCACTTACGCATGGAAAGAAGGGCGGGGATTTAAAGTCCCCGCCCAAGTCGTGGGCGAAGAACTCGAAAAGATCGAGCAACGCTACGGTCAGATCGACGCGAAGCACGTTGTGACTGTAGCGGCGAATCCCACATCGCCGCTGCACAATTTCTTCGAGTGGAACGATGCGAAAGCCGCCACTCAGTATCGTCTCGATCAAGCGCGCGGAATTATTCAGTGCGTAATCATCAAGGCGATTGGCGACAAAGAGCAGCGCCCGGTTCGGGCTTTCGTGAACATCAGTGTGGAAGCAGGGCGGCAATACAACAGCATCACAACTGTAATGAGCGACAAGGAAAAGCGAGCGCGTTTGATCGCGCAAGCGAAAAGCGAACTCGAAGATTGGCGTGAACGCTACAACGACCTTCGCGAGTTTTCCGAAGTCTTTGAAGCTATCCGCCAACTCGAAGCCGCATAAGAGCGGCGAGAAGCGTTCGCGCTTCTGTCGGTGCGGTTCGGTTAGGTGTGGCAGGTCAGGATGGGCGTGGTCGGGCTGCTTTAGGCGTGACGGGTGTGGTTCGGCAGGCAGGGTTTGGCGAGTTTCGTTTGGGTCAGTTGGCGTTCGGAATGGCAGGCAAGGCAGCTTAAGGCATCGCGCGCTTAGGCAAGGTCAGTCGATGTTGGGTAGGGCAGGCAAGGCGGGGTGAGTTGCGCTTAGGCGTCGTTTGTTGTGTCGCGGCAGGTAACGCGTGGTCAGGTTGTTTGAGGCGAGCAATGGCTGGTTTCGGTTTGGCAGGTAAGGCTTGGAACGGCGAGGCGAGGTGCAGTGAGGCCTGTTGGGTTAATGCATGGCGAGGCTAATTTAATTCAGATGCGGAATATTAGAGAAGAAGAACTATTGGGCCGGATAGATCGCTCCCGAATTAAAGATCAGGGGCGGTCAGTCTTCACGCTCGATCCTCAATCAATCGACTTGCCGTTTCCGCCATCGGTTAATTCCGCTTATGCGAATGTACCGGGCAGGGGGCGTGTAAAATCCGAACGCTATCGCTCATGGGAGCGCGTAGCCAAGGTTGATCTTCTTCGTCAGAAGCCCAAGCGCATGAAAGGTCCGGTCCACGTTACAATTTACTTGGAGGACAATTTAGGTGCGCGCTCGGACGCGGATAACAGAATCAAGGTGCCGCTTGATTTCATCGTCTCAAACAAAATCATCGAGGACGACAACAGCAAGATCGTTAGGTCTGTTGCTGCGATCTGGTCGCCTGAAACAAAGGGATGCCGGGTTTCTATTCGTCCCGCTCCTTTGCAGGGAGGGGTGGGATGACCTTCCGAAAAGAAACCCTAGCAGAAGGCATTGAGGTCTATCTTGGCGACTGTCGCGAAGTATTGCCTACGCTTGTTGACGTTGACGCTATCGTCACCGACCCCCCTTATGGCATTAGCCTAGTGCCCAAGCGTGGGCTTACGGAGGCCATACAGGGAGACGGGCGCGAAGAAGCGAAAGAACTGTGGCGTTTTCTCGCCGTTGAATCAGTCCGCCTCGCCAAGCCCGACACGGGGCATCTGTTCTGGACCGGATGGTCCGAGACTTGGACGAAGGAAATTTTAGCCGAGTGCTTCACGGTTAAAAGTTGCGTTGTCTGGGCCAAGAACATGTTTGGCATCGGCTATTATACGCGACCGCAGCATGAGTTCGCGTGGTACTGCCATAAAGGAAGACCTCCTGTTCCTGCAGAGGCTTTCTCGGACTTGTGGCAGGTGCCGAAAGTTCAGGCCCCAGTACATTCGTGCGAGAAGCCAGTCGACCTTATGAAGGCGGCGGTCCGCCTTTGCGACCCACGCGGCGGCGGAATTGTTCTCGACCCGTTTATGGGCGTCGGCAGCACCGGTGTTGCCGCAGTTTCATTGGGCCGAAAGTTCATCGGTTGTGAGATTGACGCTAACCACTTCGACATAGCGCGCAAGCGAATCTCAGCAGCTGTTGCTCGCGGGACCGTTTCTGATTTCTTCGTGGAGCAGCCTAAGCCAGCAAAGCAAGAGGCGCTTGAACTATGAAGGAAGGATTATTCCACTTCGTCCGCCTTCACGAAGCACCAGCATGGGAACGCGCTGGCTGGTGCTGGAGCGATAACCTAGGCCATCCCCACGGACACTGGTCAGTCCTTATGCGCTGGCTATGCGATTGCGAGCCTGTGTTTCCAAATAAGCGGGTGGGGGAATGACAGTCGTTGCCTCCAATTACGCCCGCAAGGAAAACGACCTTTATCAGACAGAGCCGTGGGCAACGCGCGCATTGATCCGGCACTTTCCCGTGAGGGGTTTGGCGGTTTGGGAGCCTGCCGCTGGCAACCATTTGATGGCGGATGTTTTACGAGAGGAAGGTGCAGGCGTTCGTACGTCAGATATTGCGACCTACGACCGTCAGCATGACGCAATCTTCGATTTTCTTGGCAAGGATAATCTGCCGAACGCGCACTACTCAGCGATCATTACGAACCCGCCTTACGGTAAAGGCAATCGCGATGCAGTCGAGTTTGCACGCTTGGCGCTTGAACGCTGCCCCGGCATGGTCGCTCTATTGCTAACCGCCAAGTTCGACTTTGGTAAGACGCGGAAGTTTCTGTTTCAGGACAACCCGCGATTCATGGCGAAGATCGCATTACTTGACCGTATCCAATGGTTTGAGGGCGCTACTACTGGCACCGAAGACCATGCTTGGTACGTGTGGGGGGCGAACGTAAATCAAGCCGAGTACCCAAAACTGCTTTGGGGCGAGCGCAATCCAAATAAGCGGGGGCACGAATGAGGCGCTCTCGCAATGTCCGCAATCAACCTGATTATGTAGTCCGCTCGGCACCTTTCCGATTCAGAACCTTTCACGTTCTGGACCATGGAAGGTTATCGGTTGACGCCGATTGCAGGCCGACAATTGACGGGGTTCTTGAAATCCCGATGCCGTTCTTGTCCTTTCCTCATCGAGCAGACCTGACCATCACGGCATTTGATAGGGGTGCGCTATGAGCGCCGGTTTCTGGAATGAAGACCGGCTGCAAATCCTGCGCGACCTGTGGGCGCGTGGTGATAGCGGAGAAGCGATTGCGGCGGCAATCCCCGGAGCGACACGTAACTCGGTTCTAGCCGCGGCAAGGCGCTATGACCTTCCACTTCGCAGGCCGCATTACTCGCATAAGGTTCCTAGACCACGCGCCCGTGATCCTCTGTCTGATGTTTACAGACCTCGCATACTTACGAGGGCGGGATGAGCGAGCGCGGTGTATTCGCGGTAGATCGCGCGATATGGGACCACGACATTCTGGCAGACAGCGCTCCCTTCTCGCGCCGGGAAGCATGGCTGTGGCTCGTTTCGGAAGCGGCATGGAAACCGCATCGCAGGCGCATTGCCGGCAAGACCTTCAACTTGGAGCGCGGTCAGATCGCGGCTTCGCTGCGCTTCATCGCCTCGAAATGGCGCTGGTCCGAAGCGCGCGTGAGGCGTTTTCTGATCTGTTTAAAAACCGAAGGGATGGTTGACGCAAAGACCGACGCAGGGATGACGGTTCTAACCATCTGCAATTACGATAGTTATCAGCGCGTCAGTCTACCGGGCGACGCAAAGGCTGAAAGCGACACTGACGCAGCAGCGACGCAGCAGCGACGCAAAGTAGAAGACAAGGAATACAAGGAAGATATTGTTTATATAGGCAGCGACGATTTCCCCTCGAATGCCTTTGAGCGGTTCTACGAACGCTATCCCCACAAGGTTGGCAAGGCAGCGGCGGCGCGCGCTTTTGCTGCCGTGCGTAAGCAGCGGCGCGTCACGTTCGAGGTTCTTTTGGCGGGCGTGGATGAATACATCCGCACGAAACCGCCGGATCGTGCGTGGTGCAACCCGGCGACGTGGCTGAATCAGGATCGCTGGGCGGATCGGCCAGATTTCTCGCAAACATCGAACGGTAGAGGCTCCAATGGGGCAAGATACGCAGGCAACAAACGGGAAGCTCGTCTCGACGAGTACCAGCGCACCCTTGCCAGATTGCGCGACTTCGCTGCGGGAGGCGATTCAGACGGGCAAGAGATTTCCGAAGGCCGGGAAGTCGATCGCAGCGGCGGCAGTGGACCGGTTCTTGAGGTACGACCCCTCGCAGATTCCGAATAACCCGATGGAATACACAACCGCTATGACGGCGTTGATTGCCGAGTATCCGGTTGAGGTCATCGAGAAAGTGACTGATCCGGTTCACGGGATCGCTGCGAGATTATCGTTTCTTCCGAAGATTGCGCAGATGAAGGAAGCGCTGGAAGCCGAACTGGAGCCGTATCGCAAGGCATGGCTTGCCGAGTACGAGAAGCGCAAAGCCTTACCGCGCTACACGCCTCCCAAGCGAACCCCGGAAGAAATCGAGGAAGTACGCAGGATCGCCTCTAGCTGGTCGAAGCATGTTTAGGGAAAGGTTTTAGTTATGAGCAAGAGCGCGAGAGAGATGCTAAGTGAGACACCGAGAAATCTGATCGCCCATGAGGGAAAGAAATGAGTGAGTTCAGAAAGTCAGTTGGCGAGCGCCTTCGATTGAAGGTTAGCCGCGACGGCTATCTGCAACATGATTACGGATATGGTTGTGAACTTGAAATCAGGCGAGGCTGGAACGACGGCTGCCAGTTTGAGGGGAATTATCTGTCCATCGATGATCTGAAAGACCTTCGGTATCTAATTGATCGCGCGCTAGAGCACACCCACCAAAACCAAAAGGGATGAGTAAGTGAGCGCCGCAGACTTAAAGCCATCCGTTTGTATTGGCTGCAAGCATTACGACGACAACGCGAATATCGGCAGTACAGTTCACGCGGACTACGGGCTATGTCTTTGGAAACCGGCGGAGTGGCCTGCTGCGTTTGTAGGTCACTACATCAGTGTAGCGGAGCGAATGGTCCCTAAGCGTGGTTTAGAGGAGCGCCCTGATCTTTGGCAGCACTGTTCTTATAAGGAAACTGAATGAACGCGGCAGAAAAGACAAGGCTATATCCTCCAGTAGAGAAGCCTAAGCCTTTCCGGCAGGATAGTGAGTTTTTGCGCCTGAAAAGGCTCGCCAAGGAATTGGAGAAGACGACCGGCGACGGCAGGGAGATCGGCGGGTCAGGACTTACGATCCTGAAGTTTGAAGGATCGCCGCTCTCTCGCCTGTTCGATAAAGATAAGATCGGAACGGATGAATTGCGAGCAGCGGAAGACATACAAACTGCATATTTTTCGCTAACTTCTTCGCTCTGGATCAGGTCGCAGAATTACGAAAAGACGGACAAGACCAACAATCATTTCGAACCGTATGCGGTAGTTGATGCGGTAAGGCGCTACAAGTCATGGGCGGGTCACTGGTCAGCCAGATCGAAGCGCGGGGACAAGACGCTAAAGATCATGATCGAGGCGGTAGTTGACGAAAGGCCGCTCCGTCAGATCGAGCGCGACAATGAAATCAGAAGCGGGCAGGCCAGCATAATCATCCCGACAGCACTTAGGGACTATCTTGCCCGTGCTGGCTGGGCGGATGGCAAGCAAGCCAAAGACTGGATTGAAGCAGCGGAAGCTAATTTCAAGTTGAGGGTGAGATGAGCGAGCGCGAGTTCTGGAAGTTTGTTTGGCTAGCTGGTGTTCGTTTGCCCTTTATTTTCCCATGCGGGCTATTTGAGCGGGTACGTTTATCGGCATGGGGCTGCACTCAATTGATCGTCGCCCGCTACACCGGCTGGAATCTAGCGAAGGGTCGATGGTGTTGGGATCGCTAAAGACTGTGGAATCCCCCATCAAGGGCTCTTGACACCGGGGACCAAATCAGTCGTGTTGTCGGTATGTGGCGCTTCGCGCCCGAAATCCGAAAATCGAAGCACATGAAAGTTCGACAACGAACCATTCCTGCATCGTCTAACGGCAGGACGTCGCGCTTTGGACGCGGAGATCGTGGTTCGAATCCATGTGCGGGAGCCATTTCTGACGCGCTGAGCGTCATGTATACGCCGCTGCGCGCTGATAGCGCGATTGTATTTGGCATCAATGATGGCCGTCTTAAAGTGTACGGCGAGAAGCAACCGGATACCCCAGCCTAGTGCTGGCAAAGAGTTCTGGCGGCGTGGCAGCATCCACGAAGATGACCGTTTCGTAGTCCGGCCAACATCAACGAGTCGCGAGAAATGGGACTACCGCCGAGGTAGCGTTCGGCCCGCCAGAAACTTTCCGCCCCGTCCTAATCAGGCGGGGTTTTTTGATTCAGGAGAACCCGCATGGAATGGGCGGCAATCAACAGGCATTTACAAACAGTCGGGACCGCTACCTGCGACGTATCCAGCCTGATTATGGACGCCGACGATCTCATGGCTGAAGGCCAGAACCGTGCGGCATTTAAGGTCATGTCCGCGGCGAGAGATGTGTTGAAGCACAGAAAGCTACTTCGCCAACACATGGCAGGTTCTGTCATCAAGAAACCCAAGCGCGGCACGTACCGGCCTAAGGGCTTTTGAAGCAGAAACAACTCCCATGAAGGCCAATCCGAAAGCCAAGGCTAAGACCAAATCCTACTGGAAAGCCCAAATCAGAAAAGCCAACGCCATCCTGAAAAGGGCTGGGGTGAAGTAACCGAATATGGCAGGCGGCCGCCCAACTTCTTATCGTCCAGAGTTCTGTCAGGAAGCGGAACAGCTTTGTGCCAACGGTGCGACTGACGAAGAAATCGCGGAGGCGTTTGAGGTTTCGGTACGTACAATCTACCGATGGAAGGGCGAGTTTCCCGACTTCTGTCAGGCCCTAAAGACTGGCAAGGAAGTGGCTGACGAGCGCGTAGAGCGTAGCCTGTACGCAAAGGCGATTGGCTACACTTACGATTCCGAGAAGGTCTTTCAGTTTCAAGGTCAGATTGTTCGTGCGCCGGTAAAGGAGCATGTGCCGCCTGATACCACCGCCGCAATCTTCTGGCTGAAGAACCGCCGCGCTGAGAAATGGCGCGACAAGAGCGAAGTTCATCACAGCCATTCCGTAAGCAGCATGACGGACGAAGCCCTTGAACGTATCGCGGCAGATGGCAGCGAAGGAGTTGCTTCGCCGCCGATCGATAAGACGCAGCTTAACTGATTGGTGCCGCCTTTGCGGCTTTGAGCCAGCAAGGCATCACAAGCTACTGATTGACGGGCTAGAGGCTGTTCAACGAGGGGATATTCCAAGGTTGGCGGTCTTCATGCCGCCCGGTTCTGCGAAGTCCACCTATGCGAGCATCCTGTTCCCGCCTTGGTTCATGCAGGCGGAAGATAACGCAAGTGTTCTGGCTGCGAGTCACACGACAGAACTTGCGGAGAAGTGGGGCAGGCGAATCCGCAACCTCATCGCCGAG